GACAAAATAGTTTTGTTACCCTTTCTGTACATATACCCAATTGCATCTGCATTAGCACAGATTAGAGATTTAATCTTGCCTGTCAAATCAATATTTGCAGACATTACCATCTCACCCTTGTCATCTACTACCTTGTCTTTAATGTGACCAGATAAAATAACAGTGGGAGCTAAGGTATCAATAAAATCTAAAACTTGGAAAAATGCTTGACGGATATATAAATAACCAGCACCATTTGGTAGTGTAACCACAGTATCACCATCAAAGTTCTTACCCATTGGAGTTGCTTTATAAAGTTTGATTGCCAGTGGCATGATCATATCTTCTAAAGCAGTAACTGTATCAACAGTAATAAACTTGTAAGGATTACCTGCAGCTTTGATAGCTTTACCAGTATCAAGAAGCTCCTGAAGACTGTTTACTTTTACTTTGAGAGCTTCAACAAAGTCTGTCCCATTCTCTAAATCTAAAATCAAGTTGTCTTCAAGTCCTGCATATGCAGTTGTTTTACCAGTCTTTGGCTTAGAGTAAATCACAATTCTTTTAGGATTCTGTCTCTCAGCCTTCACTTTTTTAGTTGGAAGTACTATACTCATATTTCACTTTTTGTTTTACTAATCAGATCATTCAACCAGGGTCTTGCACTTACAGGTTTCATTAGCATGATTGCAGCAAGATCTCTGATTGTTATCTCAGACAATGGTGCATCTGCAATTTCTGTATTTGCAAGTTCTAGTTCTACTTCTTTTTTAGGAGCAAACTCCTCTTCAAAATCAGGAAACACACTTAATGATTTTTGTAATTGTGGGATCTCAAGTTTAGCATCCTCTTTTCTTTTTTCATAAAGAGCATAACTAATCTCTTGTCCACTAGACAATACAACTACCATTTCACTGACAGGAATAAGATACTTTCTATCTACTTTACCATCCGGTTCCATAGTTTCGGTAACATCATATTCCTCATGATAGAAAGGATTATACTTAAGTTTGAATAATGTTCTTTCCTCATTCATAGGAATGATATCAGTGTTGGCACCTTTATCATTATAAACATTTTCATAGAACTCAATATAGATGTCCTCTCCTTTTTTCAATTCCCACTCAAAAAACTGAGATTGTCTCCCATACTTACCTTTCTTGAAGAAAGCAGTTTTTAAAGTGAAAAATGGGTCCACAAGACCAATTGCTTTGAAAGTTTCCATATGCTGCATATAGAACTCTCTTTCTTTTTCTTTTCTAAGATTTGTACTATTCATATTATTAATTTACTTGGATTTTCTGTGTAGTTTCCCTAGCAGGAGTTGGTATTTCTACTATTCTCATACTAGTTCTATCAAGCTTAAAGAAACTGATTCTTGTAAGACCATTACGTGACTTCAGGAAGTGGAACACCAATGTGTCCGGATCTTCAATTAGGAACTTTTCAGGACCATATTTCTTTATTCTTCTGATAGAAGGTTTATTAATACCAATAACCACATCAGCATGTTGTAATAGAGCATCAGAACCGTATATATCAGAATCTAATACATAATTACCATAAGTGGCTTCTACTTGCCTCTTAGTATCATCAATGTTTCTATTTAATTGACTTAGGACTACAAATGCAACTGGGTAGTTTTTCTTCATATGGGTCAAGGCTTCACCCAATGCACCTAGCATTTCAAATTTGTCTTTTTGTCCAACATCAGTTTTAAATAGAGCAGAGTGATCTATAGTAACAAGCATGTTAGGATATTTACCATCAGGTTTCTTGTATCTTTCCAATTCATAATGAATTGTAGCACACATTTCATTGACAGTGCAAACATCATAGATAACATTGACTAAATCACTAGAAGCAGTTTGTTTGTAATACTCCACACACTTCTCAAATAATCTTTTATCTACTAACTTACCATCCTTACTCATTAATGTATTGTAATCAGCACCAGTAATCAGACCAAATTTCCTAATAGCACTGGTCTCATCAACCATTTCCATCTGAAATTTTAATACCCTAAACTCTTGATCAGGATTTCTTTCAATAATGTCAGAAACCACCTGTTCCATAAAAAGAGTCTTACCTGTTCCGGGTCTTGCACCTACTACAGTAATTGTTCTCCACTCAAGTCCATCACAAAATGCATCATTAAATTTTGGCCATGCTGTAACTAGAGCAGGTAACTTACCTTCTCTTTTGGCTTTCATCTTAATAAGACCTTTCTCTAAACTGTTCCTCTCACTTACTGGTAACAGGTGTCTTGCACCATTGAATAATTTGCTCATAGACTTTAAAATTTACATTATACAACTAACTCACTAAATACATCATTATCTTCATCTGGATTATCTTTTAAAAACTCACAATATGTTGAAGATCTGAATCCCAACTTTTGTCTACATTTTGTTTTCTCAAAAAATATTGAGCAGTTCTCATGTAGTCATAGTTTTTAGATTCATATTCGTGTACATACTTTTGAGTAGCAAGAAAGATAGTTTCCCAGTTGTAATTGTAGGTTTCAAAAAACCATCTAAAAGCATTCTCTAGATTTTTAGGTGGCACTCTTGCATATTTTCCAGAGGACAGTTTCTTATTAGGAAATATGTTCACATATGCCTCTATGTTTTGCATAAAATTATGCCCTAGTAAATCCTTAGAAGTTTTCTTTTTAGATTTCTTGAAGAATCCATCAATTTCAGTAGTAAAGATAATGCTTTTATCTGTCAGTTGCAAGTCTTCAGTCAACCATTGATTCGTTTGCAGTCTTTTGCATTCAAG